GACGGTACGCTCTACACCGTGCGCGAGGCGCCGCTGATGGTTGACGATGGCGTCTTCTGCCTGGTGCTGCTGACGCTGGCGGTTGTTGCGCTGTCGCGGCTGCTGCTGGAGGATGGATCGTTCCTGCTGCTGGAAGACGGCGGCTACCTGTTGCTGGAGTCGTAATGCCTGATCAGAAACTCTCACAGCTGACAGCGGCGACAACACCGCTCACCGGTGCGGAGCTGGTGTACGCGGTGCAGTCCGGCAACAGCCGTAAGACCACGGTGCAGGCGATCGCGGACAAGGCCCCGGGCACTGACCTCACCTACACCGCCGCCACCAGGACGCTGGCCAGCAGCACCGGCGCGGATGCCGTGCTGCCGGAGGCGACGACCACCACGGCGGGCCTGGAGTCAGCAGCGGACAAGACCAAGCTCGACAGCATCACGGTCGACACGGCAACGGTGGTGCGCAAGTACGTCCGGAACAATTCCGGCGTCCTGATCCCGAAAGGTGCAGCGGTCTACCAGACTGGCAGCAGCGGCACCACTCTCACGGTGGCGCTGGCTGATGCCAGTACAGAGGCGACGGCATCCCAGACGCTTGGCCTGGCACAGGAAGCGATCGGGATCAACGCCAACGGCTATGTCGTGGCGGTGGGCCTGCTGGATGGGGTCAGCACCGCAACGCTGACCGAGGGCCAGATCGTTTGGCTGAGCGAGACCGCCGGCCAGCTGACAACCACCCGCCCGACGCAACCGGCGCATGGTGTGGTGTGCGGCTACTGCGTGAAGCAGGCGGCCGGCACCGCCGGGATCCTCTACGTGAAGGTGGACAACGGCCTCGAACTGGCCGAGTTACATGATGTGCTGGTGAGCGGCGCTACCACCGGGCAGGTGCTGCGGCTGGCATCAGATGGCCTGTGGAAGAATCACACGCTGACCCCGGCCGATGTTGGCGGCCACGATGCCGTCACCCTCGGCGCCAGCGTTGCGGACGTGCTGGATCTGACTGGCCAGGTGCTGGGGGCCGATGATCCCGGTGCGGATCGGATCCTGTTCTGGGATGACTCCGAGGGCAAGCTGACCCACCTGCAGCTCGGCACCAACCTGAGCATCACCGGCACCACGCTGGACGCCACTGGCGGCGGCGCCGGCACCGACCTCAGCTACACCGCCAGCAGCCGCCTGCTGGCCAGCTCAACGGGTGCGGATGTGACGCTGCCGCTGATGAGCAGCACCGAGGCCGGCCTGGTGCCCCCTAGCGGCGGCGGCACGACCAACTTCCTGCGAGCTGATGGGACGTTTGCGGCACCGCCGGGAGCATCAACGCCTGGCGTTTATGCAGTGGGCAACTGGATTAGCCCGGTGAATACCAGTGTTGCTGGTGGCACTGCGGTGCTGTCAAATCAGATATTCTTTCATCCCTTCGTCCTAAGTAGGTCGATAACAGTAAGCGACCTTGGCGCCAGAGTGACAACTGCCTCCGCTGGATCTGACGCTCAGTTTGCAATCTATGCGTCATCAAGCGGAGAACCTATTGGTGCCCCTTTAGCAACTACAGCCAGTCTTAGCGTGGCCACTGCTACAACGATTGAAGCATCTGTTACACCGTTTAACTTGACGGCAGGCCAGTTGTATTGGATGGCGGTCATTGCGAATAGCAGCAGCCCGGCTTTCGTGAGCCATGTAACTAGCTCGTCCCATAATGGTTCAATTATTGGAGCCCCCACGCTTTCAACTTTAGCCAGTGCGGCAACCATAGCAGTTATTGCTAGGAACCTGGGAAGTCAGACGCTAGGGGTGTGGCCGACGTTGACAGCAGGACAGACCAATGTTCAGAGCACAAACCGTGGAGCCATCGTGTTCCTAAAAGTCAGCGCACTCCTCTGATGGCCATTAAGTACACCGCGACCGAAATCATCATCACGGACGACAATGATCCGTCACGCCCGCCGGTGATCCTGCCGGCAGGTGCCAGTTCTAACGAGGTGGCCGCCGCTGCTGCCAGCCTGCTGCCGCCACCCCCGCCGCCGGAGCCGCCGAGCGATTGGCTCGGCTTCGCCGGCTGGCTCTACCAGTTCCCGCCGATCATGGCCGGCATGGCTGCGGCCCGGCAGAGCACCATCCCGCAGGGGGAACCTGCCACCACCGGCCTGCCGGCGGCAATGGACGAGGCCAGGTTGCGCCAGAACTACGTGGCGTTCGCGCTCTCCTGGGGCCAGTTCCTGGCGGCCAGCCAGCTCCCGGCTGAGGCCATCGCCGAGATCGTCGCCAAGGCCGATGCCTGCAACCTGCCGCCCGAGTTCATCGCCGCCCTGGCGCCCACCCGGCAGCGCGCCCGCAACGCCGACGGCACCTTCATCGCCGACGACCCGGCCACGCCGGATGTGGATGAGGCCTGGGTGCCATGAGCAGCAAGCGCGAGCAGATCCTGGCGCACATCGCCACCACCCTCGGCGCAACCGCCGGCATCGGCACGGTCTACCGCTCCAGGGTGGAAGCATTCGCCAGGGATGAGGCGCCGGCCCTGGTCATTGAGCCGATCGCTGATCGCTGCCAGCCCTACTCCACCTGCAAGCTCGATTGGACCCTGGATCTCGCCGTGGTCGTGCACACCCGAGGGCCGATCCCTGAGCAGCTGGCAGACCCCATCATCGTCTCAGCCCATGCCCTGCTGATGGCTGATCGCACCCTGGGCAATCGCGTGATCGATATCGTGCCGACCGGCACCGACTTCCAGCGGGACAAGGCCGACCTGCTCTCCCTCTGGCAGGTCAACACCTATGCGATCCGTTACCGCACCCTCGGGAGTGACCTTGAGAATGGCTAGGTCTCGTAGGCCCCCTAGACTGACTGCAGAATCCGCACCCGCTATGGCTGCCACCGCCCCGCCGCTGCCATCCACCGGCGGCTCCTACGAGCTGGAGGGCAACGAGTGGGTATGCGTCCAGCAAACCCAGATGCCGGAGCCGGCACCGCCGGAGCCTGACTGCCCAGCGTGCACGGCCCCGCCGCCGGACCTCGCCGACCCCGAACCCGCCCCCACCCCTGAGGACTGACCGATGCCGATCTGGCGCAATCGTCTCGCCCTGGTCAAAGCTGAATCGACCTACGGCACCAACATCAATCCGGCGGCCAGTGATGCGCTGCTGTTCACTGAGCTCGACATCGAACCGCTGGCGCTGGAGCTGGTGGAGCGCGAAACGATCCAGGCCTACATGGGTCACCGGGCCAGTGTGGTGGCGCAACGATCGGTGCCGGTGAAGGCCAGGGTTGAGCTGGCGGGCAGCGGCACCGCTGGCACTGCCCCACGGTGGGGCCCGATGCTGAAGGCAGCCGGCTGCGCTGAAGCGGTCGTCAGCTCTACCAGCGTCACCTACTCACCGGTGTCGAGCGGGTTCAGCTCCTACACCTGCGAGTTTTACGCCGACAACGGCAGCGAACAGGCGATCGTCGGCGTTCGTGGCACCGCTGAGCTGAGCCTGTCGGTCGGTGAAATCCCGACAGTCGTATTCGATCAGATGGGCATCTACGGTGCCCCTACTGCCGTGTCGCTGCCCACCCCGGCCTACACCGCTCAGGCGGCGCCGCTGATCGTCAACACCGACAACACCGCCACGGTGAGCGTGCACGGGTTCTCGGCGTGCATGACGGCATTTACGTTCAGCCTGGGCGTTGAAATGGTGTTCGAGCAGAAGGCAGGATGCACGAAGCAGGTGCGGATCACGGAGGCCAAGCCGACCGGATCCATCACGATCGAACTGCCGGCCTTCGCCACGAAGGACTTCCTCACGATCGCCAGCAACCAGACCGCCGGATCCATCAGCTGGGTGCATGGGGCCACGCCCGGCAACATCGTGACATTCACCGCTGCGCAATGCGCGTTTGATTCGCCCACGCTGGACGAATCGGACCAGGTGACCCACATCACCCTTCCGTTCCGCGCGCTGCCGAACACCGGCAATGACTCATTCACCCTGGCCTTGACCTGATGGCATTCGTTCTTGAGCAGACCCCTACCTTCCGGTGGCCGATCACGATCCGGGAGGTGCAGGACGGCGGACGGGTGCGCACGCACCAGTTCGAGGCGATCTACCGGCGGCTGCCACAGAGCCGCATGGATGCCGTTCAGCTGCAGTACCAGGCGATCAAGGCGGCAGCCAGCCGTAACGAGGTGATCGACGACATCCCCACCCGTGCGATTGCTGATGAGATCCTGGCCGGATGGGAGGGCATCACCAATCCTGACGGGTCTGCGGTGGAGGTGACACCGGAGGCGAAGGCGCAGCTACTTGAGGTGGCGACCGTCGCTGATGTGCTGGTCACCACGTTCTTCGAGGCGCACGACAAGGCCCGGGTAAAAAACTGATCGGCGCCGTGGATCACCTCTTCCGCTCCAAGGGTGACACGGCGCAGGCAGAAGCCGATGCAGCGCGGTTCGGCGTGATCCTTGAGGCGCACCACCTGGCGCCGCGGAATCACCATCTATGGGCGGAGCTGTGGCCGGCGGTGTTGCTGTTCATGCGCTGCCAGACGCAGTGGCGCGCAACTTCCGGCGGCGTGCTGGGGCTGGACTACGGGGTGCTACTCCAGCTGGCGCCGGTCTACGGGGTGACCGTGGATGCTGCGATGATGGATGACATCCAGGCGATGGAGCTCCACGCCCGTGAGCAGCTGAACCGGAGGCGATGAGATGGCGGTGATGGATGCGCTGCTGCGGATCAAGGCAGACGTTCAGGGCGAAGGGCAGGTGGCCGCGCTCGGGCGGACGATGGGCAGCCTGAACAAGACCGCAACGACCGTGACGGGTGGCCTGAAAGGCCTTGCCGGTGCAGCGGGTGGACTGATCGGTCCGCTTGGCGCAATCGGCGGCCTGGTCTCTGGCGCCGGATTGGTGGCACTGGGCAAAGGTGCGATCGACGCAGCCGACGGCATGAACGACCTCGCGCAGAAGACTGGCGTGAGCGTAGAGCAGCTAAGCCGGTTCCAGCAGGCAGCGCAGAAGAGCGGCACCGACATCGACGCAGTGGGTGCGGCGATGGTGAAGCTTGGGCGGAACCTGGAGACCGGGAACAAAGGCGCGGTCTCTGCCCTGCAGGAACTGCAGGTGAACGCCACCGATGCCACCGGCAAGCTGCGCCCGCTTGATCAGATCATGCTGGACGCAGCCGACAAGCTCAGCAAGATGGAGGATGGCGGCAAAAAGGCCGCGCTAGCTACGCAGCTCTTCGGCAAGGCTGGCGCCGACATGATCCCACTTCTGAACGGTGGCCGGGCTGCAGTTGAGAGCCTTGAGGCCACGATGTCAACGAAGTTCGCCAAGAGCGCGGACGAACTGAATGACAAGGTGGTGGATCTTCAGACAAGATTCACGCAGATTGGTGTAAGCATCGGCACCGCATTGCTGCCGGCAATCAACATCCTTGCGGATGGTGTGCTAGCCATTGCGCAAGGATTTAGCCAGTTACCGGAGCCGCTGCAAGCAATCATCATCGGCATCGGTGCGCTCACCCTCGCGCTCACTCTGCTTGCTCCTGCGATTCAGGCGGTCGTGTTCCTGATCACCAGCCTGGGAAGTCTGCAGTTGGGCGCATTGATCGCCGGATGGGCGCCGGCCCTGATCGCCCCGTTCGCTGGTCTGCTGGCCTTTCTCACCGGCACCATGCTGCCGGCCCTGCTGGCGTTCTTCTCAGGCCCTGCCGGCTGGACCGTCTTGGCGGTTGCTGCTGTGGTGGCAATGGCCATTGCATTCCGCGAGCCGATCGGTGAGTTCCTGTCCTGGCTCGGCGGCGCCCTGCAGGATGGCCTTAAGGCTGGCCTCAAGATCGCCTATGACATCTGGGTCAAGCCATGGGTCGACATCTGGGATAACGTCCTGCGGAAGCCGATCAGTGATCTTCTGTCATGGATGGGCAACGCCATCCGCGCACCGTTCGAGGCGGCGGCCAACTTCGTCAAGGGCATCATTCGCGGCATCCTGCAGACGATCGCCAACGGCATCAATGCCGCAGTCGGCGCGATCAACAGATTGATCGGCGCCTACAACAGCCTCCCCACACCAGACCTCCCCCTGGTCCCGACGATCGCCATCCCTCAGTTCGCAGAAGGCGGCGTCGTCAACCGCCCCACCCTGGCGATGGTCGGCGAGGGCGGCGAGCGTGAGTACATCATCCCGGAATCCAAGATGGCCGCGGCATCCGCCCGCTACCTCTCCGGTGGCCGCGGTGATGCCGTGCTCAGCGGCGGCGCCGGCAACTCCATCATCAACATCCGCACCGGCCCGGTCATGTCGGCACAGGGTCAGCAGTGGGTGACCATGGCTGACCTCGAACGTGCCGTACGCCAGACCGAGGCCGGCGTGATGGCCCGCATCCGCACACCAGCCGGCCGACGTGCGCTGGGGATCCGCTGATGGCAAGAGCTCAGTCACAGTTCCTCAGGATCTACGACACCGCCGGCACCACATACCAGCGGTGGCAGTCCTACTACTCGAATGTGACCGTCAGCCTGAGCGGCGCGGCCTGGGTCTACGTGCCGTTCACCGCCAGCGGCATCACCGCCGGCCAGACCGGCGATGAGTCAGGCGTCACCCTCACCGCACCGGCGCTGCCCCTGGTGGTCGACGCCTTCAACCTCGCCATTGCCCGGGCCCACCTCCTCGAACTGCGGATCTACCAGTTCGACGCCAACAACGGCAACAGCTCACCGCAGGCCGGCCAGGAGACCCTGGCGACATTCGTCGGCGAGATCGTCGGCATGGGCGGCACCCTCACCGAACTGCAGATTGAGTTGGGTTCCGCGCTGTCGCCGGTCGGTGCGCAGATCCCCCCTCGGACATTCAGCACTAGGCTCATCGGGAAGGGGTGCAGGCTATGAGGCGACGGGGACTGATCGGCTCTGATCCGCTCGCGCTCACCGCGATTCAGGAGGGCATGATCCCGGCGCCGCTGCGCGATGGTGCCGCCGAAGGTGAAAGCCAACTCGACGTCCCTCAACGTGCGGCGATCATCGGCGAGCCGGTGCCGATCGTGTTCGCCCGCCGCGTCGGCGACTACGGCGGTGTGCTGATCAACCCGCCAGCGACTGAGGCACGGTTCACCAATGACGGCAGCAACGCCGTTACAGCGTCCTACCACCTGGTTCTGTCTGAGGGCCGGATCGGGTCGATACAGGTTCGGGATGTCTTCCAGCGATCCTGCCGGGTCGGAACGCACAGCCAGACCTACAACCGCCGGGCCGGCACCTGGACACCCGGGAACTTCATCACGGCACAGCCTGGCTACACCATGCCCCAGTGCCCGTACTACTGCGGCAATGTCGGCGTCTATACCCGGATGTCCACGCTGTC